GGGGGTATTGCAAACTTCGGAAGGCACTGTTACCACAGGTGAGTTTATTGACATTATCATGGCAGGGCATTGGATGAAGGTACGAATGGAAGAGGAAGCGGCTTTCTTAGCTGTAAACACGAAAAAGATTCCATATGATGGGCGTGGTATTGCAATGCTTACGTCCGTTGTTCTAAAGGTAATCTACCGCGCAGGGATGAATGGCATTGTAAAAGCAGACGAGGATGACAATTATGTCTACTCAGTTACAGCCCTGCGGCGTGACCAAGTTTCCATTAATGAAGTAGCTTCCCGTGTGTACAACGGTCTTAGCTGGGAAATAACCCTTGCCGGGGCAATTCACACAGGAACGATTAGCGGCGTATTCCGCTTATAGGAGGTGAATATAAATGGCTGACCATGTACCGGTAAGGACATATGACCCGGCAGAGGTTAATTTAGCTGTAGGCGGCGTGATAATTACAGGCGTTGCAGAGGGTTCTTGGATAACCGTTAGCCGCGCCGAGGATAATTTTACAACCTACACAGGTGCGAAAGGCGAAACCGCTATCGCAGAATCCAATAACCGCACAGGCACGGTGTCCGTAACATTGGAAAATACTTCTCCATCCGCAACCTATCTTTATAATTTGTCAAAACGCAAAGGAAACCGCGCATTAGTGGACGTTTCCGTTATTGATGCAAACGAAGAGGGCGGCATACGCTGGAGCGCACCGGAAGGCAGAGTAAAACGTCCCCCGGATTTTGAAGCAAGTAATACCATTACAACCCGCGAATTTGAAATCTTCGTGGCAGACCTTGATTATGACGTGAATCTATAGAAGAGCATTTCAGTTTGCAAACTTGAAAGCTCTTTTTTGATTACTCAAATTTAATTGTTAAAAAATAGAAAAGAGGAAAACACATGGCTAATTCAGCATTCAAACAAAAAAAGGTGACAGTAGGCGGTAAGGAGTACACCTTGCAGAAAATTCCATTCAAGCACTTTTTGGAAATCAATGACCGCTGTACCAACAAAAACGGTGTGCTAATGAAAGCCCCATATTCGGAAGCACTGTTAAAACATATCGTGGTTTCCCCAAAGGTGAATCTTGATAGTTTTGATGATGATATGGGTGCGGGCATGGAGTTGGTAGGGCAGGCAGAATCCTTTCTGCTCATCAAATCTGACGAATCAACAAGCGAAACGCCGGGCGAAGGAGAATCAGATGTTTTGGCGGCTGATACTGGAGGGCGGGATTCCGCCGAGTGAAGTATTCGCCATGGAAGAAGAAACCATAATCGAAGCTAACGCCGCCTTGGACATGCATATTGAAAAAATGAACAAGGCACTGAAGCAAAAGGGCGGTGGCTAAATTGTCTGATGCACAAAGAGATTTATTTGTCTCCGTTGGTATGGACGTTGGTTCTGCCCTTCGGGGGCTTGGTGACCTAAACCGCCAAGTTGACAGCACAAAACGTAATCTTGGCGGGATGGGCGCACCAATTGGGCAGGGTGTGGCAAGTTTTGAAACACAAATGTCCAATCTTGATAAAAATTTCAATCTTTGGGAGCGTAATGCAGGGCAGTTCACAACAACAATGGAGCGCAAACAACGCCGCATTGATTTAGTGACCGACCAGACCGCACTCTTGGAACGTGAAATCGCAAGCACTCGCGGTGAATTAGCAAACGCAACAACGCAATTCGGCGCGGGTTCAGAAGCGGCAGGGCGGCTTGAAAATCAATTGCTAGACCTTCAAATCCAGCAAGCCGATTATAACCGCGAGTTAAAAAGCCTTACAACTTTTGACTGGAGCGCGCTTGACCGCATAGGTGACAGGTTTACCGACATAGGAAAAGCAATGACACTTGGGGTAACAACCCCACTTATGGCTATTGGCGGCTTGGGGCTTAGAACATTTGTACAGCTTGAGGATTCATGGGCTGGGGTAGAAAAAGTCACAAGCGGCACGTCAGATGAATTGGAAAACCTACGCCAACAAATGCATGATTTGGTGACGGTTGACCGGATACCACTCAGCGTGACAGAAATGTATGGCATTGCTCAAGCCGCAGGGCGGCTGGGTATAGCCACTGAAAATGTAATCGGCTTTTCTGAAACTGTAGCAATGCTTGGTACTGTTACCAATATGACCTCTGAGCAAGCCGCAACAGATATGGCGCAGTTTGCTACTGTAATGCAAATGCCACAAGAGCAATTTGACCGACTTGGTGCAACCCTTGTTGGTTTGGGTAACAACATGGCGGCAACAGAATCGGATATCATGCGAATGGGGGCAAGGCTTACAGGTGCAGGTAATGCCATAGGTCTTGCCGAAGCAGATGTATTAGGGTTTGCGGCGGCATTTTCAGCACTTGGCATTAACGCCGAGGCTGGAGGTACGGCATTTACTAACATTATGCTGGCAATGAATGACAGTGTAATGGGCGGCGGTGAACATTTAGAGATTTATGCCTCCGTTGCGGGTAAATGTGTTGCTGACTTCGTGGATTTATTCCAAAGAGATGCCGCAAGTGCGATTGTTTATTTTGTAGAAGGGCTTGGACATTTACAAGATTCAGGCGAAAATCTGAACGATATTTTTTCAAGTCTTGATAAAAACGGCGCAAACATAACCGACCTGTTACGCAGAGGTGCAGGTGCGGGAGATACTTTAAGGAATTCTATTGAACTGGCTAATACATCATGGGAAGAAAACTCCGCACTGGTGGATGCGGCGGGTAAACGGTACAACACAACTGCCGCGCAGATTCAAGTTTTTCGCAATAATCTTACCCTGTTAAGCAACCAAATAGGCACTGAACTAGCCGACCGCTTCGGTAACATTTTAAGCATTGGCACACGCTTTCTTGAATGGCTGGGCAATCTTGATGAAGGCACACGAAGCACGGTTATAACAATCGGTTTAGTAGTTGCCGCAATCGGTCCAGTTTTGCTGGGAATTGGTTATGCCATAAAAATGGTTAATAAAATGCGGCAAACCGTATTAACCATGGGCAGGGGCATTGTTGCCTTCAAAAACTATGCCATAAAAGGCGGTAAGGCAGTTGCAGGGCTTACTGTTAAGATTGGCAAAAGCGCGGTTGCATTTGGTGCTAAAACCGTTGCAATGACAAAAACATCAGCCGCATTTGTAGCCGGAAAAGCAAAAATAGCCGCATATGGTGTCGCGGCAACAGCAGTTAAGGGTAAAAACTTAGCTTTAGCAGGTGCGGCAAAAGTAATGACAGCGGCGCAATGGCTTCTAAACAAAGCAATGCTGGCTAACCTCATAGGGCTTGTTATCGCGGCAATAGGCGCGTTAATCGCCATAGGCATACTTCTTTGGAGAAACTGGGACACGGTAAAAGAAAAAGCACGTATGTTATGGGATAACATGAAAAACATTTTTGGAAATATCCGCGACTTCGTTGTTAATATCGTTAGCAATGTAGCCGAGTTTATTTCAGAACGATTCCCTGCGGCGTTTGGTTTTATCACCGGACACTTAAGAATCTTAAAAGATACCTTCATGAGTATTTTTGAAGGTGTAAAACAAGTGTTCCGAGGGCTTATTGATTTTGTTGTTGGTATATTCACCGGGGATTGGGGCAGAGCTTGGGAAGGCGTACGTGATGTATTCAGCGGGATATTCAGCACATTAGGCAGTATTCTAAAAGCACCTATCAATATGATAATCAACATGATTAATGCTGTAATAAATGGTATCAACGGCATTAATATCAGCGTTCCGGGCTGGGTGCCGGGCATTGGCGGCAGGGAACTTGGATTTAATATTCCCAATATACCCATGCTTGCGAAAGGTACAGATAATCATATCGGAGGTCCGGCTATTGTTGGCGAAAAAGGTCCGGAACTGGTTATCTTACCAAAAGGCGCGTCCGTTACCCCTGCGGACAAAACGAAAGACATTCTAAACGGTCTGGGGAAACTCAAACCCACACCAACGCCGGATGTTGGCGGTCTTTCAAAAATATTCAAGCGCACTCATACCGCAGAAGGCAAACCGATCCCCAAAAAGGACAAAACAAAACCTTCACCAATTTTCACACCAATGATGCCGCATAAACCTTTAGGTTACAAAAACCGTGAGGAAAAGCCCGACAGTTTTAATATTCGCAAATATGCGGATGAGGGCAATAACAGCGGCGGCGCAAATAGCAAAATAGCAAGTCTGGTTAATAAAGTAGAGGTTACTATCCAACGTCTTGTAATTGAAGGCGGCGGCGAAATGACAGAGCAAAAGATAAATGACCTCAAAAAGTTAATCAAAGAAGTTTTCAAGGAGTCTTGGGAAGATGCGTGGTATGACCTCATGCTTAAATATCCCAACCTCACAGCGGCGTAATTTGTAATAGGAGTTGATAGCATGGGAGTAAGCGCAGTTGCAGTTTTGGGCGGTGTGTTGCTGGATGCAGTAGAATCTGACAACCCCACACATGCCTTTGATGTAACGGACAAAGCAGTGGAAGGCGGCGCAAGCATAGCCGACCATATGAGCGAAAAACCTCCCATGCTATCTATTTCCGGTGTAGTTGTTGGCACGGATGCCGCCGCAAGGCTTTCACGTATAAGGCAATTACAATCCAACCGTCAACTAATCACATATGTAAACCGTGTAGTGTACTCCAACCTGGCAATAACAAACATAAGTACAGAACATGCAGGGAATATTTCAAACGGTTTCAGATTTGACGTTACATTAAAAGTAGTTCGCCGCGCTTCAAAACAAACAGCACAAGTAAACGCACCTGCACCGGTAGCAACAAAAGCAAGTCCCCCGCAAAACGCAGGGACTCAACAAATACGACCTACAAATAAGCAGTCCAATAATAAAGCCGCTGATGCGCGTTTGGCGAATATTTCAAGCGGTTTCGGCGGTGGTAGTAGTGGACTGATGACCGTAGAAGTTATGTAGGGGGCTGTAATGGCAGACTATAAATATTTACCGATACAAAAGGAATTGATTCCTTACCAATTTGACATAACCATTGTGGGGCGCACATTTACATTTTCCATAGGTTATAACGCCGCCTATGATTTTTTTACAATTGACCTGTATCGTGACGAAGAATTAATTGTTACAGGTGAAAAAATTGTATATGGGCGCGTTTTGTTTATTAACCAACAGCATTTAGATACCCCGCGAGTTCCTATCATTCCTTATGACCTTTCACTTTCTGAAAATCGTGTAACATGGGACAACCTTAATAACACGGTATTTTTGTGGCTTTCAGATGGAGGTTTTGAAAATGGGTGACTTCTGGATTCGTGAAGCGACAATACTTGTTGGGGGCAGACGTTTTAACAGCAATGACCTTGATATAGAATTTGATGTTCCTTTCGATAATGACGAAGAACCCGATATAGCAACCGCCACAATCTATAATTTAGCAGACAGCAGTGTCAATTCAATCAAAAAAGCCCAGCACGTAATAATTAACGCCGGATACAGAGGAAACATAGGCACGATTTTCTCCGGCACTTTGCAGGAGGCTATCACAAAATGGGACAGCATAGACAAGCCAACCAAGATAACCGCCGGTGACGGCGCGGAGGAATGGCTGAGAAGCGAAGTAAGCCGCACATATGCTGAGGATATAACAGCAAGTGCGATATTAAACGACCTTACAGGCATGTTTGGTTTGGAACTTGGGCGGCTTGAACTTGTAAATGATTTAACATACCCCAAAGGACGCTGTATAGATGCAATGTTAAAGGATGCAGTTAAACAGATAGTTCATGAATGTGACAGCACCTTCAAAATATCCAAAGGCAAAATATTTATTATGCCACACGGTGCGGGGGTAGCCACAGGTTTTGTGCTAAACAGGGATACAGGCTTAATCGGAAGTCCGGAAGCGTTTGAACGTGAAGAGGACGGCAAAACCATAAAAGGTTTTAAGGTCTCAATGCTTCTCAATCATAGAATAACTATTAACAGCATTCTACAAATCCGAAGCCGCACAGCCAATGGCACATATCGAGTGTTAAAAGGCAGACACCGAAGCGGCGGGGATTTTCTAACAGAAGTGGAGGTAGTGGAATAATGGCATACGCAGATAAGGTATTTGAAAACATCTTTAATGAGCATTTAAACAATCTTCATACGGCAATGCCCTGCACAGTAATAACATATTACCCCGATACTTTTGAAGCGGATTTACAGCCGGTGTTCCGGCGTAAGAAAGACGGAAAAACTCAAAGTTACCCTATGATTAATAAAGCACCTGTCTCGCGGCGTGTTGTACTTTCGCCTTTTCGCACAGGTAAATGTTTAGGTTGCCTTGAGCCGGTTGAAATCCCCGAACATCATGAGCCGCTGGAAGAGGGCGAGTTGGTATTTGTTGTTTTTGCCGAACGCGCACTAGACCATGTGGGTACTCGCCGCCATGATTTAACTGATGCGGTTGTAATTGGGCGGCTGTAATGGGTGAGTTAAGAACATTTTTATTAGTGGATGGGGATTTAGCATTTGACCTTAGCCGCAACATTATATTTACGCAAGGTGACACTGAAATATCACAGTCATTAGAGCGCGTGTTCACTACCAATGCAGGGGAATGGTTTCTAAATGCCGCACATGGTTTGGAATACCCCCGCATACAGGGCAAGGGCATAACAGACGAGAATATCCAGTTGGCGATTATTCAGGCGGCTTTACAAGACCAGCGCGTAACAGAGGTTTTGGAAATAAATATTGAGCATGACAATGTCCGCCGCAGGGTTTTAATAAATTTCCTTTGTCATGTAAATACCGGCGCGGTTTTGACCGTGCCTTTTGAATTTAAAACATAATAAACAGGGGGTGAAACGATTGGCAGAGTATGGACTAAGTCAAAAAGGGTTTACACGAAAGCCATATACCGCTATCGAAGCCGACAAAATGGAACGCGCTCGTGACTTGTTTGGTGAGGATATAGACCTTTCCGAGCGTAGTCCGCTGGGGTTATATATAAGGGCAGATGCGTGGGAAGAAAGCAAGCTATGGGACGAAATGGAACATGTTTATTATTCTGCGTTCATAGATGATGCAGAGGGTAAGCAATTAGACGGTCTTATTAAATATATAGGTCTGTTCCGTTTTCCGGCACTTCACTCTCGCGGTGTGATTGAAATAACAGGGCGGGTGGGTAAAGTAGTAACCAAAGGCACAAAAGTAACAACTGCCGGGGGCGTACAATTCCGCACACGCAAAACTATTATGCTTGATGAAAATGGTTTTGGTGTCGTTGACGTTGAAGCAGTAGAACCCGGTTGGATTGGAAATGTACCACCAAGGCTAATTGACCGAGTGTTTAACCCCACCGGGGAAATATCAAATATAACAAACCCCGAACGCACAAGCGGCGGTATGCCTATTGAAACGGATGAGGACTTGCGGGAACGTTATTACCGTTCACTTTCCCGCAAAGGCAAGGCAACCCGCGCCGCAATCGAAGCCGCCATTTTAGAACTGCCAACGGTTAAGGATGCAGTTGTTCTGGAAAATGACACAATGGAAGCAGACGAATTCGGTCTGCCGCCAAAGTGTATAGCCCCATTTGTATTTGACGGAAAGCCCGAAGAAATAGTAAGCGCAGTGTTAGCCACAAAGTCTGCCGGGATAAAAAGCCATGGCGAAATTTATCTTGAAGCATTCGACAGCCGCGACCATCCGCATTTAATAGGCTTTACCAAGGCGAAAGAGACAACTGTGTATGTAGATATAACGCTGATACGGAATACAAGCTTCAGACCGGGTTATGAAAATTCCCTTCGTACAAATGTAATAAGCTACATTGGCGGCTTGGATACAAACGGTGTGGAGTTTAACGGCTTGGGGCTTGGGCAGGACGTTGTACATTCTCGAATTATTACAATCACACATGACAGAGGGATAACAGATGCAGTTGTAAAAATCAGCCTTGATGGTGAAAACTGGCAGGAAAATAATATCAAAATTCCCTTCATGGAGATAGCTTTTACCGATTATACCAAGGTGGTGGTACGGTGATACAGCATCCTGTTAAGCACTTAACAAGTAACTACCGCAGGGACGAAAACAGCAACAACTATAAAATCCTTGACCTGGGACATCAGGAACATTTGCGCATAAACAAAACTCTTCAATTGCTGGAATCATGGCGGGACATGGATAACGCCGAGGGTTTCATCCTTGATAAAATCGGCAAGAACGTACTGGAACTGCGGGAAGGCAGGGATGACATATCATTCCGTAAAGCTATAAAAATAAAAATCCGCAAAAATCTAAGCGCGGGACTTGTTGAAGATTTTAATATCATTGGCGAGATTCTGTTTGGTGATAATTTTGAAGGCATAACTGAAACATGGCAACTTGAACAATATGCATTTGAACCCGCAGGGGTTTCCCTTGCGGTATCAAACTTAACCCGCGAACAAATGCAGAGCTTCGCGTATATAAGTGGCATACTCACAGAGATAAAAGCCGGGGGCGTTCGCCTGTTTTGGGATTTATATTGGAAAGTGGTAATGGGGATTGAAGTTGTTGTAAGTGTAGACTTCCATCATTTTAGTTTTCCGCTAACAAATACCGAAATAACAGGCGCATATCCATCACGCGCAACCAAGGGTAATGTTTCTCGCGGGGGCATAGAAATATCACATGAAGGGGAAGCGCACGTATTTCAATCTGATATTACAGGCACAAAACCGCATCCGGTTTATCGTGGCAGTATAAACAGGCTTGAAATTGAAACCCAGCCCAGCACATTGGAACACAGATTTGAGTACCTGCAAACGGATACCGATATAACAGGAGCGCGCCCCCATCGGGTTACACAGGGTAATATTTACCGCAGTAATATAACCGCCGCACAGGAAACGGAAGCTCTGTTATATCAATCTGAAATAACAGGCACGAAACCGCATGATGCATATAATAGTGAA